AGGACATGCAAACAAAGGAGCAGAAAAAAGAGGAAAAGGTTGGCCGCCTTTCAAAATATTAAAAGAAATATATACAACTACTTATCATGCTAGAAGAATAGAAGTAGCAACACATCATGATTTTGAAAGAATAAAGTTGTATGAGCCAATAGCAGGAAACGGAGGAACAGAATGTTTCCAACCAATTTATAAACAATCAATTTTAAAATACTTAGAAGAGGAGGAAAGGAATTTACCCGAAGATGCAAAAAATATTACTTGACAAAAGGTTAAAATTCCTGTATAATATATATTATGAAAGTAGCAATAGTAGAATCAAAACCAAGCAGAAATAAATACTTTGAATTGTTTAACAACAAGTTTCAATTTGAACAGTATGCACTCTGCTCTAATCCACAAATAAAGAAAGTATTAAAACGAGATGTGGATATAGTTTTTAATCCAGATGATTATGACTGGGTTATTCTAGTGGGTTCAGAACCACTAAAATTTTATACAAAAATTAATTCAATCACCGAGTATAGTGGTAGAGTTGTTGATGATAAATTTTTACCAGTCATCAATCCTGCTATGCTCACATTCAAACCTGAAGCTAAAAATACTTGGGAAGAGTCCAGAGATAACATAATTAAGTTTATATCTGGCGAACTCAAGCAGGAAAAGCTCGGAGAAGAATCACTACTTGCAATCACAGAAAGTGAAGAATTGCATAAATTTTTACAAGATGCAATCGACCACTCATATGATTATGTAGCACTTGACTCTGAGACTACAAGTTTATATCCTCGTGATGGACATATGCTTGGTATTTCACTAGCTTATCAAGAAAATCATGGTGCATACATTAGTACAGATTGTATTGATGAAAAAGCAGAAACAATGCTTCAGGAATTATTTAATAAAAAGAGAGTAATTTTTCACAACAGTAAGTTTGATATTGCTTTCTTTAGGTATCACTTTGGTTTCAAGTTTCCACAATTTGAAGATACAATGTTGATGCACTACATGATAGACGAGAATCCAGGCACTCACGGCCTAAAACAACTCGCACTTAAGTTCACTCCATTCGGTGACTATGAGAAGTCAATGTATGAATGGATAGATAATTATCGTAAACGTAACGGTTTACTGAAAGATGATTTCAGTTGGGATATGATTCCTTTTGATATTATGAAAGATTACGCAGCTTATGACGCAATTTGTACATTTCTTATCTATCAGAAATTTGCTCCTTGGTTTGAGAAGAATGAAAAATGTAATAATGTTTATCGTAACATTCTTCTTCCTGCCACAGAGTTTCTTCTTGATGTAGAGAGTAATGGTGTTCCTTTCGACAGGGTACGTTTACAGAAATCCTCGGTGCTGATGCAAGAAGATATTGACAAGGCAGTTGCTTCACTTTATGAATTTACAGAAGTAAAAACATTTGAAGCAGCCCAAGGAAAAGATTTCAACCCGAACAGCACAATGCAGCTTCGTTCTTTACTTTTTGATTACATAGGTCTGAGACCTACTGGAAAGAAAACAGGTACTGGAGCTGACTCAACTGACGCAGAAGTTCTAAAGCAATTAGCAGAAGAACACGAAGTTCCAAAACTAATTCTTGATATTCGTCAGAAAGTAAAAATTAAGTCAACTTACCTTGACAAGATACTTCCTGCTCTTGACCGTGACGAGCGACTCAGAACTGGGTTCAATCTACATGGAACAACTAGTGGTAGGTTATCAAGTAGTGGTAAGATGAATATGCAACAGATTCCTCGTGACAATCCAATCGTTAAAGGTTGTATTCGAGCAAAAGAAGGAAAACAAATCGTTGCAATGGACTTGACTACAGCGGAGGTGTATTGTGCTGCGGTTTTAGCAGATGATAAAGCACTTATGAAAGTATTCCAAGATGGTGGAAACTTTCACTCTAACATTGCAAAAATAGTGTTTAACTTACCTTGTGATGTAGAAGAAGTTACTCAATATTATTCTACTGAAAGGCAAATGGCAAAAGCTGTTACATTCGGTATAATGTATGGGGCTGGCCCGAAAAAGATTAGTGAACAAGTCACAAAAGATTCAGGAAAGTATTTTAGTACAACTGAAGCTAAAGAAGTAATTGATGATTACTTTAGACAGTTTCACGGCTTAAAAAGATGGTTAGACAATAGTAAAAAGTTAATCGAAAAACAAGGATTCATTTACAGTTTCTTTGGCAGAAAAAGAAGATTACCAAACGTAAAGTCAACTGACAGAGCAATCGCTGCTCATGAAGTTCGCTCTGGTATTAATTCTCTTGTTCAATCTGTAGCATCTGATGTTAACCTTATGGGTGCTGTTGATGCACATAGAGAAATATGTGAAAGAGGTTATGAAAAGAATATGAAGATATTTGCTTTAGTTCATGACTCAATTCTTGCAGAAGTAGATGATGATTACATTCAAGAGTATCAAAATATACTATTGAAGAATGTTCAAAAAGATAGAGGACTATCAATCCCAGGCTGTCCAATCGGCTGTGATTTTGAAATCGGAAATGATTACAGTATGGGTAAATTTGAGGCAAAGTATGAAACTGTGGAATGAGTGGTGCGTTCCTGATACTGAAACCATGATTGGTGATATAGTAATGGAATGGAAAAATAAAAGTGCCCTTATTATAAACAAATGTAAGAAGAAAGAGATAGTTGTTCAAGCGGGTGGCCATGTAGGAATATTTCCTATTGGACTTAGCAAACACTTTCGACAAGTAATTACATTTGAAGCAGTGCCTACAAATTTTGAATGTCTAGTAGAAAATATACAGGAACGTGATTTACATAATATAGATTACTACTCAGTAGGCTTAGGCAGAGAAAGAGGAAGTGCAAATATATCTGCTACAAAACAGGGAAACTCAGGAGCAACACAAATTGTTCCTACAGATATGGGCGACATAACTCTGACTACGATAGATGATTTAAATTTAGTTGATTTAGATTTATTGTGGTTAGATATTGAAGGAATGGAAGTAGATGCACTTGAAGGCGCAAGAAACACTATAAGAAAGTTTCAACCAATTATTGTACTCGAAAACAATGGTTTAATTTTTGCAAAAGAATTTAGACCTGATGGGGAAGAAGAACTTAGAGAGTACATGAAAGAAAACTTTGATTATACCTTGCAGGACAGACTCATGAGAGATGACATCTATGCGCCTCGAGGATATTAAGTTTCCCATTTTTGTTCTACATAGTGACGAAATCGAGGTTCGTGATGGACTTTTATTTTGTGATACACAAATAGTAGACGATAAAAATATGAAAGGCAAAACTCTCGGACAGAGAAGATTGCAAACCCCACACAAAAATATTTATCCCCTGCGCTTTATGATTGAGAATATTCGAGGTCTAGTAAAGCACAGGGGTAAATTTTTTATAGACTCACAGGGAAAGTTTTTTCGGTATATCAAGAATATGAAAATCGATATTAAATACAAGAAAGTACGAAAAGTAGAAAAGAAAGAAGTAGCAACTTTGATATGGGTTGAGGGGATACCTTTTCCATTTGAGGAAAAGCGACCTAATACTTCACCTTATGTTGGTATCGCGTATGTTCAGAACAGACCCTCTTTCATTTACGATTTTGTAGCTGAAAAGAGAAAGGACACTTGGCGTAAAATATGAAAGCAGTTCTCAGTAATCGCATATTCATGGAAGTTAGTAATGAGTTACAGTCGAAAATCGACGAAGAACTTACTTATGCCATACCCCCAAGAAATCCACTCGACCCACCATTCATTATAAAGAATATGGGAATTGTTCGGAAAGGGTTAGTGACATTACCTATCGGAAGAACGGATTTAATACCAGAGGACTACGAGATAGTCGATAAGCGTGTTGACTCACCAATTGAAGGTTTTGACTTTAAGTTTACTTTACGACCTTCGCAACAGTCGGTATATGATGATGTCAATGACAGTTGTATAGTAAACGCTTGGGTAAGCTGGGGTAAAACTTTTACTGCGTTAGCTATCGCAAATAAGTTAAAACAGAAAACGCTTATAGTTACACATACATTAGCATTACGAGCGCAGTGGGAAAAAGAAGTGAAAAAAGTATTTGGAGTTGTGCCTGGAATCATAGGCAGCGGTCAGTTTGATATTGACCATTCTTTTGTGATAGGAAATGTTCAAACTCTTTATCGTAGAATAAATTCAATCAAAGATGTTTTTGGAACAATTATACTTGACGAAATGCATCACGTATCTAGTCCCACATTTACTCGTATTGTTGATGCTAGTAAAGCAAGATATAAAATTGGTTTAACTGGCACAATGGAAAGAAAAGATGGTAGGCATGTTATATTTAGAGATTACTTTAGTACTACAGTATACAAACCACCAAAAGAAAACTACTTAGTACCCAAAGTACATATTGTAAAGTCAGGAGTACGTTTTCCAGATGGAGCAAATACTCCTTGGGCAAGTAGAATAAATGCTATAGCGTATAACTGGGAATACCAAAATATGATAGCATTGCTTGCAGCAAATTATGCAGCAAAGGGACACAAAGTTCTAGTTGTATCTGATAGAGTTGATTTTCTAAAACAAGGACACAAACTTGTAGGAGAGAACTCTATATGTGTTACTGGGGAGATCCCACATGAACAACGTCCTGCAATGATAAAAGAACTATTTAATGATAAAGATATACTCTTTGGAACTCAAAGTATATTTTCTGAAGGAATATCTTTAGATTGTTTAAGTTGTATAATTTTAGCAACACCTATAAATAATGAGCCTTTACTCACTCAGCTTGTTGGTCGTATAATTAGAATATATGAGGATAAACCTCAACCAATTATAGTTGATATACACTTAGTCGGTAATACAGCTAGACGACAGGCTAATGCGAGAATGGGATACTACATGAAACAAGGTTACGAAGTTGAAACGATATGAGCATCGAAAAATACTTCTTGACATAAGGTTAAATTTTTGATATAATGATACTCTATAATTGGAAAAAGATAAAAAGAGAAAGCAAAGGAAAAGTTGGTGACATAGTAACCATCCTTTACATCTTAACTTATCGAAAAGAACCTCCAATTAATAGAAAGGATAGACGATTCAAGTTTTGGACAAAAAGCTTTCATGGAGATAGTTTTTTAGTGAATCCTGAGCCGTTATTTATTCAAAGAAACAGATATTCAGATACTGAGATTGCACAGTATGCAGGTATCGCTTCACTGCGCAATCATTTTGACTATCGAAGTAAAAAAGATACCACACTGGACTTCCTGCACTATACTGGTAAGGAAGATATAATAACAAATAATAGACTACTTTGGATTGAAGATGATAGAATACATTTTAAATTTGAAGAAGTCACTAATGGAGAATTAGAATGGCATTAACATTTAATAAATTAAAGGGCGAAGCCCAAAAAGGAAAAATCGAATCCTACACTTATGTAGAAGGCGATAACAAAGTTCGTATGGTTGGTGATGTATGCGCAAGATATGTTTACTGGCTAAAAGGCGAAAATGACAAGAATGTTCCTTTCGAGTGTCTATCTTTTGACAGAGAGAAAGAAGCATTTACTAATCTTGAAAAAGATTGGGTAAGAGAGTACTACCCAGATCAAAAATGTACTTGGTCGTATGCAATTCAGTGTATACATGACGGGAAAGTAAAAGTTTTAAACCTCAAGAAAAAACTTTTAGAACAAATTCTAGTTGCAGCAGAAGATCTTGGCGACCCAGCAGACCCTGAGACAGGGTGGGACGTACACTTCAAAAGAGTTAAAACTGGACCAATGGCATATAATGTCGAGTATCAGTTACAAGCTCTAAAGTGTAAACCAAGAGCTTTAGATGAGAAAGAACTTGAGTTAATCACAGACCTTAAGTCTATGGACGAAGTTCTTCCTAGACCTACTGCAGACGCACAAAAAGAACTATTGGACAGAATCAGAAGTGGTTCTGCTAATTCTGATGCGGATGAAAGTATCAATGAGGAGTTTGACGTCTAATGTTAGGAGTAGGAGAAAAATTTCCTGCTTTTACAATGCAGGGCGTAAACGAGAAAAATGAACTCGTACAAGTTTCTGTGACTGAAAATTATGAGCCTCTAAAACATGACTACACAGTAGTTTACTTTTATCCAAAGGACTTTACTTTTATCTGCCCTACAGAAATTGCAGGTATGGATATGTTAGTAAGTGAGGCGAATGTAATTGGTATAAGTGGAGACAATGAATTTTGTAAACTAGCTTGGAAACAAAACAATGAAGGTATTGCAAACATTCAACATCCACTCGCTTGTGATGCTATGCTAAAATTATCTACAAAACTCGGAATAGTAAATGAATTTGAAGGTGTTTGCTATAGAGCAACATTTATCATAGATAAGAATAGTATTATACAGCACGTAAGCGTAAATGCACTTGATACTGGTAGAAATGCAAGTGAAGTTCTAAGAACTCTACAAGCAATTAAGGCTGGTGGATTAACAGGTTGTGAATGGCAACCAGGGGAAGAATTTGTAGGATGATTTTATTTACAGCAGATTGGCATATTAAGTTAGGACAGAAAAATGTTCCTACTTCTTGGGCTTGCTCAAGATATGAGTTGTTTTATCAACAAATACAAGAAGCTGTAGATGAACATGATATAGATTTACATATCATTGGTGGGGACTTGTTTGACCGAGTCCCCAGCATGGATGAACTTACTCTTTATTTTGACTTTGTTAAAAATACTAAAGTAAGAACAATCATTTATGACGGTAATCATGAAGCTACAAAGAAAAATAAAACTTTCTTTTCTAATTTAATTCGTGCAACGAAAGATATAAACCCTTTAGTAGAAGTTATAACAGAAACTTATACAGAAGATAATTGGGCAATTCTGCCTTATGCAGACTTGCACAAAAAGAAAAGTATTGAAGATATTGATGCAGAAATACTTTTTACTCATGTAAGAGGTGAAATACCTCCACATGTTACACCAGAAGTAGACTTAACTAGATTTGATAAGTTCAAAACGGTTTTCGCAGGAGACTTACA